CTAAGTCGTGAACCAAAAGACCTACCTTAGTATTGGTTACCGTACGGTGTGTATTTGTGCTACTTTTGTAACGCATTGTATAGGCTTGCTAAGGTGTGATCCAGGGGCGCTCCCCCGAATTGTATGCGTTAGGATCAACGCAATTAAGAGAGTGCTCCTCGGCAATGGGTTTTAGCCGAGGATAAGAAACAACCCGCTCAATTTCTTACTTTTACAGATTCAACTAGTCCTGAACAAGATAACAAGGCAAATATTTTTCATGATTCATCTATTGCCAAGTTATCGACTGGACAGTTACCAGATTTCTTTAGTCGACCAATAAATGTTTATTCATTTAATTGGATCGAAAATTCTCCATCTATAACGCGCTTTATTAATCCTTGGAACGAATATTTTTCACACTCAACCATTAAACCTAAACTTGATGGTTTTTCCAGGCTAAGAGCAACTTTACATGTTAAGGTTACCATCAATGCTACACCTTTTCGATATGGTGCCATGATGGCATCGTATAGACCTATGTGTAATCTGAACCATGAATCCGGGACTGGTAGAGTTCCTTATTTTTCTGGCGGTCAAATTGCTGGAGATTCTGGAGGTGCCACTGGTTCTGGGACTACGTATCCTGGAGCTATGGCTCCGGGAGCCAATAAATCTGATAAGTCGACGTGGATGGCTCGATCACAACGTCAGCGGATTATGATTTATCCACAATTTTCTAAAGGGGCTGAGATGGTGTTACCCTTTTTATACAATGAAGATAGTATTGCATTGACTTATGGTTCGGAGATTCCTGTTAGATTGCGAGAAATGGGTACTTTAGTTTTTGAGGAGATTTGTGGTTTGAGATCAAGTGGCACACCTTCTGGTGATCCTTGTACGGTCAATATTTACGCGTGGGCCACTGATGTTGAAATTTGGGGTCCTACCTCTGTGTCAATGCAGGGGGGAAAGAAGGATGAAAATTCTGATGCCGCTTCTGTGGTGCCTAGCGATATTGCTTCTTCTATTGCAGATGCTGCAGGGCATTTATCTAAAGTACCAGGTATTGCACCTATGGCTATGGCTACCCAGATGGCTGCAAGAAGTACTCAGCGATTACTTAGTCATTTTGGTTGGTCTAACCCACCTTTATTGGAAGCCCCACGGAATGTTACACCTTTATCATCCATTGCTAACACTTCTACCGATATTTCGCGGGCAACTCAGGTTCTTTCAATTGATTCCTTAAATGAAGTGTCAGTGGACCCACGAGTTGCTGGTGCAGATCCTTCAGATCAACTTGATATTTCTTATATTGCATCTCGACCATGTATATTGGATACTGTAACGTGGAACACTACAGATGCTGAAGCAACAACTTTGTTGTCAATTCCTGTATGTCCCAACCATTTTAGATTTCAATCGGTAACGAATACAGCAGCCGATAGCTTCCCATGCAAAAGGTTGACTTTAACGCCTTATACTTTTGTGATGAATTTCTTTAAGTATTGGAGGGGTACATTTTGCATGAAAATTACTGCTGTTTGTAGTCAATTCCATAGAGGTCGTTTGGTAATTGCTCATGATCCCAATGTTTCTGCAGTGCCTCAATATCCAGGAAATGGAAAGCAGATTTCTGAAATATTCGATTTAGCTAATGGTGTTGAGATGATTTATCGTGTGCCTTTCAAGTGTAATATGGGGATGTGTTCTGCCCCATTAAGTTGGATGTCGCAGACCCCTTTTAGCGCCACGAACCCTACTTGTTGGGGTAACCGTACATCAACATCAAGTTTGAGAACCTCTTTATTGAGTGGAACTTTTCAGGATACCGAAGACAACAACGGAATTATTTATGTTAGTGTTTCGAATCGCTTAGCCGCTTCTGATGATTCTTCGCCTGTTGAACTCATAGTTGAAACTTGGTTTGAAGATTTTCAAGTGGCCGTTAGGCGTAATGGCTATGGAGATTTGGGTGCCACTGAGCAAAGTGATCCCTCTTCTTTATGTTTGGCCAATACTATAATTCAATTTGAAGCTCCTGCTGGACCTGCTATTGTAACCAACCCGGAACCCGAGCCCCAAGTTGAACCTGATGAGGTAACAATTCAAGGCGACACTTTGACAGATTCAGTAGTTCAGGAAGGTGGTGATTCAGGTAAAGAGATTGACATATTAGGCGCATTGTACTCTGGTGAATCTGTGAAGAGTCTGAGAAATATGTTACATAGTTCACAGCTATGGTACGTAAAGCCTATGACTACTTATGGCCCAGGGGGCCACAGCAGGCGGTGGTGTATCTCGTCATTTTTGACTTATCCTTTACCTAGATGTATGAAAACAAATTACAATAATTGTTCTAGTGAGACTGTACAGTTATCAACTTTGGGGGGTGCATCCGCTACTGTGAATGTACCTCTTCAATTGACAACTCCACTGACACTAATTAGTGCCTGTTTTACCGGATATCGGGGATCTTTAGAGTGGCGTGTTGGAACTTTGGGAACAACGGCACCTAATGGTGGTGCAACTTCATTTTGTGCCATTACCAAAAGAGTGAAGTATTCTACTGATGCCTCATTTACTGAAGCCTTAGTTCCAACGGCAAATGCCGTAGATATACGAAATATTATGACTTATTTGGGTGCTGATATGATGAGTTGTAATCAGATACAGCAGCAATCTTGTGCTTCAGCCGTTTTTCCATATCATTCAAGGCGTAGAATGAGATCAGTAAATCCTTTTAGTTATCGTAGCGGAACTATTGAGTTAGTTGATTCGACTCATCAGGATTTACTAGATGGGCAGTTTTCTATGATTAACCTTTTTGAAGGTATAAATAGCTCTCGTTCTGAGGCAATGTTATCCGTTGCAGCTGGAAAGGACTTCACGCTACTTGGCTTTATTAATATACCCGATCTTTATCTACCGTCTTGGACGATGTAGAAATAAACAAAACAAAATATATATCCCGCGCAGGGGGTTAGCCTGCGATTACACTATTGTATGGTGTTGTCGCGGCAATTATGCCTGCGAATTTCTTAATACAAAATGC